TATATATCCGTGTATAAAAAAGCGTCTCATAATTTACCCATTACAAATATAAGTGATACATACGACGAAGAGAAAGTTGCGTCTGAAATAATTAATGAAGGGGTTATCCGCCCAGTAATTACCAGTAGAGTACTCGTTGATCCTACAAAACCTGTAAATGATTACGCACCGTTTTCACCCATGGCGAAGGATAACTGGTTGCATAGTTTTGCCCATAAAGAAGCCTAGTATAAACGCAGCAAAAATAACGATATAAGCTGATTTATCGAGAGAAGCTAAAAAATCGGATGGTTTATTCATACCTGGTACCTGATGTGGTTGTGGCATGTACTGCATTTGAGGTTGTTGATAATAATATTGTTCGTCGGTTTGTTGTTGTTGTGGTATATGATTAATTAAAGGTTCGCTGTCGTCAGGTTCTTTATTCATAACTTGTGGATTATATTCTATAGGGTTTCCTATTTCAGTTTCCATCTATGTAATATTAAAAGTATCTTTTTAAGCTTCACAATCCTCATCGGTAGTATCATCGTCATCGTCGTCGACGATGAATCCTTTCAAATTTCCTTCATCATCTTCATCACTCTCGTCACACTCTTCATCTGTCTCAGATTCACACAAATCTTCATCTGATACATCAGAATCAGTGTCATGTTCATCCTCATCAAAATCGTCCATACATACATGTTCAGTCGGTTTCATGCGTTCGGGTGCTTTTGTAATCCTAGACGAACGTCGAACGACAGGTTGACTGGTCATTATAATTTAAACGTGCTCTTTTCTTTTAAATGTATTTAGGTGTAAAATCGATCTTTTGATTGAGTGCCTCTTTCATAAGGACTTGTTCAAACTCGAACCCTAAACGGTATGCTATACCCGCAAGTTCATTCATCACGTCGGCGTCCATGGGTGACATATAAAGCGGTATATCATTAAGAGTCTTTAGAGCCTTTTCGAGATATATTTGTGAAAATTTAACTTGTCCCCTGTATTCTTTCGCTATTTGGATTAATGCTAAAAAAGTTCGATACGTTTGTTCATCTACACCCGAATACATGTGTGTTTCCTTAATAACACCATCTATAGCATCCAAAGACGTATCATACTTGGTTATTTTTGATATTATATACGCAAACGCGCCTATTAATAAGAAGACGAGCATCTATAATAGTCCAATTATTTTATCTGACAATTTATGCTCGCGTGACGTACACGCACAGGACTGTATAATTTTCCCCCTTGAAATTTTGAATTGTATGTTGGATTTACTGCATGTAGTACATGCTAAATCGGTATTGACCCATTGAATATTTTTACTCTTTTTTGTAACACTCTTCACACATATGTTACCATCGCGTATCATGTGTTTGTTTATGTAAATTTGTAAATTTGCATTACACTCGTCGGGTGTCTCCTTCTTCTCTGGCGGACACGGCATGCATGTATTTTGGGGAGTTGAAAAGATAGGTGGTGTGTACCCGGACGGGTATAGATTTTCAAATATCTTATCCGATAACGTGTGCTTTCTACCATAAAAATCTTTACACAACCCATATCGCCTCCCTTTCATCGTTTCACACGTACAGAAACATCTTTGTGAAATTACACGCCCTTCTATACGAAACCATACGTGATTTGAACCGTGATCCCGTTGAAGATTTTCACAATATTTAGATGTTGTTGATACGAGATATGAATTCTTATCGCTAAATATTTTTGTAACTATCGCAGACCCCTGACCATCCATATTTTTTTGAATAAAAAGTTCAATGTCTCGAGTTGTCGCTTCATTCTGGAAAACGTTTTTAGTTTCTTTTAGTGTAAACGAACCTTCATCACGTGTAGAACCTTCAACGACCGCGACGTCGGTTCGCTCAGTTCGGAGGGTTGCCATGTGCATAATTTCTACACTCGGTTCTCTATCAAAAATACGAGAGAGTTTCCCATTTTTGTGTGTATAGTTGAGTACCGGTCTATATTCTCCTTGATATTCACCCTTTACATATTTATGTGCCCATGGCATTCTAAATCCACTCCCCTTTACGTTTCGTTTTCCACCGCCGTATACCGCAGTGTCGACAATATCATTCCATGGTTTTCCGGGAAAAAGTAGTGAAAGTGATGAGACGACGTGTGAATGTAACGCCATCGCGGAACCGTGATCAACAACAAAACCCGGCCAATTCATGTGAATTCCATATTTGATCGTGTTACCATGTGGTTTTGGTTCTGCAACAGAAATGAGAACATCTTCCCCCCCAAAATGGGTCACGCGATCGCATATTGTTTGTACGTATTCTTCTAACCGTTCGAACGGTATATCTTCGTCATCTTTATAATCTAAATCGACGAAAAAGTTATACGTATCCGTTTTTTGTTCAACGACGCACACCTTTTCCCCCGACTTTACAGCCTTAATGTATGCATCGTAAAATTCGTTCAATCTATCAAATGGCACTGAGAGTTTACCTCCGTCCATGAGCACATGTGATAGATTGGAGCCATTTGAAAAACCTTGTTTTCGACACCATGTTCTAAACATACTTATATGTATGTTGTCTTATTTTTTTAATACTCTTCTTCATGCCATATCGAAGCCCTACATGATACATCCCTCAATTCCTCATCCTCTAAAGACAGTTCCTTTTTAAGGGTTAGCAATTCGTATACCGTTTTACTTCTTATTTCTTCTATATATTTATCAGCACGTTCATCCATGTAGGCTTTATGATCAATGAGTATTTGTTTAATCTGTAAAAGAATATAGTTCTTCGACTTCATTATTTTATATGGAATGTTTTTCTATTGAGAGAAGTCACGCAAGCATAAAACTCTGGATTCTCAACAACATGATGTATAATTCTTTCCCATCGTCGCCGAGAGTTAAATTCAGGTAAGGTATCAAAACTCATGAAATCATTTTCATCGTATGTACGCTTCATCGGTATTTTTTTTGTATACATTTTATATTTTTCTTCATTAAATTTTTTTACGAGATTATACTGATCGACCTTTGAATAATCTACAAAGAAAATGAATACCGTATATTCCAGATCAACTGTAGCACTTTCCTTTATATTAAAGGTAAAGCTGGTATATTCGCCATCTTTCAAAGAAACAACCCCTCGCGTTTCTTCCTCAAGCTCCCTCAAAGCTGTTCGTAATGGTGTGAATATTTCCCTTCGTCGACACCCACCCGTTACAAATATCCACTCCTTAAATTGTTTATCCCTGACTGTGAGAAATCGGGGTGTATCCCCCGCAAACGTAACTGGTATTGCTATAGCTTTATGTTTCTTCATTGCTCATTAGCTTCTACAATCCCCTGATAAGTTTATTCCGAAGAAATATTCACAGGGCTTTGGCCTCGAGTAACACGCTTCTCGGGCGTTTTAGCTGCGGTAGGGGATGTCGTCGGTTGGGGTTTTTGTTGAGTTTCAGCTCGTGCGCGCATCGCCTGTACCTGCTCCTGCTGCTTCTTCATATACGCCTGCTCTTCTTCCTGAACTTTATCCAAGAATGTAGTAATTTTTGTGATATCCTGTTTCGAATTTTTAAGTTCGCGATACATGTAAACGGAAGCTGCGATGCACACGACCACTCCAACTAGAATAGCGGTCTCACGGTCGAGGGCAAACATTGTGGTTAAATTACTTCCATTGTTTTTAAGTAGATATAATAGCACCTAATTTCGTTCTTTCACCTTCGGGACAATCGTATCCTTTTTGAGCAAATTGTAATTCCTGGTAATGACCTTCCCTGCAAGGTGCGTTTTCTACGGGTATATATTTATTGAGTGTTCCGGATTTAGGATCGTAGGTGATCATAAACACGAATACTAGGAGAAAGAGGAGTCCCCACATTTAATAATACGTGGGATTTAATTGGAGTACATAAGACCACCCATACCGTTTTCGATACGAAGGATATTGTAGTTCACTGCGTACATGCTACTGTCGAACGAAGCGCCAGTTTCACACACTAAACGAGCCGAATCAAGTCGACTGAAGTTGAGCGTACCGGTGGGCTGGAGCTTTGAAGTGTCGAGGCAGAAAGGGTACAAGAAGTGGGTCGCGGTAGCACTGTCCATGGTACTGAACGGTGTGTGGTAGTAAAGCGATGTAGACGTGTAGTTGGGGTTAACCTTCTTCGCGTCACCGACATCCGTACCGTTGATCTGAAGCGTGAGATTATGACCGGCCGTGCCAACACCACCAGATTTATAGGCCGCGAGAAACTTGACGGGGTGGTTCAAGTTGAGCTCTTGGATTGTAGTAAGGGAAGCGATAGACTCTTGAGTCTGCGTGATGAGCATGTTATGCGGCGCTGATGAAATCGCAGTACGCTCATCGGTGTCAAGGTAGACGAACTGGGCGTGCACTTCGTAATCTGGTGCCGCGGCGACAGCAGCCCAAGAGATACGAATCTCAACATCATGGTACTGAAGCGCCACGAGGGGGAGTGCGGACTGAGCATTTTCGCAAAACGAAAAGCGCAGGGGGTAGAACCCAGACTTCCCATTCGCGTCAACCGAAGCGGCGAGAGACTTGGAGTACGTTTGGGAGAGCATGACAGGCGCAATCTCTTGGGAGAATTCAGATGTTTGCGTGTCGATGACCTGACCACCGATCAAGAGCTCAATTTTTTTGATTTGAAGTTTCCATTCATCCCGCGTTTGTGTGTTGTCGGGTGAGCGGTTGGTGATGTACACGTGACCGAGCATGTCACCCTTGCGCTCGAAGCGCACGGTGGACATACCGTTCGTGGCGGGGTTACCCTGGATAACTTGTTTCTCAACAGTTTGGGCAAAGTTTGTGTGACGTTTGTATGTGGATCTGAAAAAAGAGACTTCGGGGTTACCCACGATGTGAGCATCCTGAGCTCCGACTGCGACGAGTTGGGCGATACCACCAGACATTTATATTATACTATGTTTTTATTTTTAAGCATCGGAATAGCGGGATTTTGGAAATGATCGCCCCTGTCACGAGAAGTGATGGATTTCCAAACCCGTGATCGGTATATACGTGTCAATGAAAGAACGCACTTTAACCGGTTGGTACATTGACTACATCCTAAACCCCGTTTGTCGTTC